TAAATACGCAAATACAAACTCTCAGCAATAGCAATCTTATAAAAGTCATATACTTGTACGTTTTCTAACTTTTCTAGAAGCATAACATCCGAATTTAATGTTGCGATATTTTTTAGTTCATCTACAATATTTAATAGTTTGAGAAGAAATCTGGTAAGATTTCCTTCCATAATTCCATAAGTCTCACATACAGTTCCTACAGAAACATCATTGATTAAATCTTGTAGAATGTGAATAAACTCATAGTTGAGTCTCCACTCGTTAAATGAAATCTTATGTTTCCGCTCTACTTTTTCAATAACTTTACAATATGATTCACCATTATATAGTACTTGTTTTACAGAATCATCTACTTGGATACTACTTAACGTAGTTGCTTCTTTTTCTTCTTTTTCCATAAAGCATGTAAGAATTAGTAGAATCTGTTTTTGATTTAAAGATGCGAATGCCCCAGTATCATACATTGTTGCCATTAGTAGAGCATTACCTTCATTGATTTCTGTTGCGTTTACACCTTTCACTGTCAACTGCTTAGTTCCATTCATGAATTCTAGTTCTTTTAGAACTTCGAAATACGGGTCAAGACTTGCTTCAAAGTTCTTATAATACTCTAAATCTCCTTCAATATCATAAAGATTCTTTTTAATTACTTCACTTCTAGCATATGCTTTACGAATAGGATCCCAAATTCTGTCAGGATGTTTATTCTTCCAAGACTCATATTCTGATTGGACTTTCCTACGTGCGGCATTCACAGACTGTTTTAGCTTTTCCTTCATAGTTTCTTCGTCACTACAAGCATTATATTGCTCTTCTGTTAGTGTTAGACTTTCTAGCTCCTTTTCAAAGTCATCTTTGTCTTTGTTAAGCTCGAGCATAACCTTTTTAATCTGCTCATAATAATACGAGTTCTCAACCAAGTCCATCCAGTTTAGATTGTTTGATTGGACTGTCTTAAGAATAAAATCATAATCAAACTTCATTCGTGATTGTAGACGTGTTTTCGAGCCACACATCATTTTTTTGATGTCACCTAATTCTTCAGGCCTTCGATCAGGTAAATAGAATACATAGCCTTTTGTATCCTTTCCTCGTCGTCCAGCACGACCCGCCATCTGAATATACTCGTCGGTTGTAAGCATACGCATACTACCAGATTCATCATCATATTTTCTGTAACTTGTAAAGACTACACTCTTCGTTGGCATGTTTAGTCCAACTGCGAAAGTTTCTGTTGCAAAGAGAACTTTTACTAATCCCTTTGAGAATAGAATCTCTACAATCTCTTTTAGCATTGGAAGAAGTCCAGAGTGATGAAACGCAATACCTCGTTCCAGTAAACTTACTAGATTAAAATATTGCTGAGAAATCTGTACGTTATCTTTGTATCTATGTAAATGAAACTCAATAATGTGCTTTACTTTTGCAGCATCAGATGTATCAATTAATGAGCCACTTACTTTGGAAGCATATAACTCACAATTCTTTCGAGAGAATACAAAGAATAGACATGGAAGCATTTCTCGCTCATAAAACATTTGAATAGTAGTGTTTAGTTGATGAACATAAGATGCACCAGTATCACCTTTTTCAACAACAGGGTCTTCATAACCTCTTAGCCGACGGCTTTTAACCATATCTTTTTGATTTTTCTGATTCTTTTCTTGATTCTCCTTCCAAACGAGGTAACGGTTGTACGCATCAGGGTGAAATATTTCTTTCTCATCCATAATGGTTTCGAATTCATCTTTCTTAATTACATAATGCTCTAGTGGAACAATACGATAAGTTGTTGAAATTAGATGAATCGGTTTCTGTTTTAACTCTCCTAGCCAACTTGCGAAAAGGTCTGCGGAGTCAATAGTCGCTGAAAGAAGTGTTAAATTAATATTTTTATCTAACATAATCATACATTGCTCCCAAATATGACCCCTCTCTTTATTATTAATATAATGACATTCATCGAATATCACAGAATCAAGATTATCTAGTGAAAGATTAGCTGTTAATCCGAGATTTTCTGTTGTTGAACCTTTTTTATAGAGAAGATTACATAAGATTTCAGTTGTTAAAACTACTATATCTGCATTAGGGTTAAATTTAATATCCCCGGTCATTAAAGAAACTGATGGATATATTTTTTTTAAATCATGAAACTTCTGATTGGAAAGACTCTTAATAGGGGTTGTATAAAATACTCTTTTACCTTTTTTAAGACTATGTGCAATCTGATATTCTGCGCATAATGTTTTTCCTGAGCCTGTAAGGGCCGTAACCAATATGTTTTCTTCATTATGAATAGCTTTAATAGCATGTTTTTGAAAAGAGTCTAATCTAAATGGAAAATTCATTGCTAATTCATCTTCATTTGGAAAATCAAGGCATTCTGATGATGGTTTAATAATATTTAAATATTTTGAAAGAGGCATTCTATATAAAGATAAGTTAACAATTTAAACAATCAATTTTTTTAATTTAGTTTAAAATTGAATATAAAAATAATATAATATATTAATAGAATGGTAAAATATTGTAGATTTAATGAATGTAAAAGTCAAGCAATATATGGTAATATAAATTGTTCTTCAGAATATTGTTCTAAGCATAAATCAATTAGTATGGTTAATTTAACTAATAAAAAGTGTGATGTTGATATGTGTAATAAAATACCATCATTTGATATTGAAGGCGGTAAAGGTAAATTTTGTAATTTACATAAAGAATCACATATGATTAATGTAAAAAATAAAAGATGTCACCATGATGGGTGTGAAATAAGATGTCCTGCTTTTAATATTAAAGGAAAATCTGGTAAGTTCTGTGAAAAACATAAAACACCTGATATGATTAATGTTGTATCAAAAAGATGTGAATTTAAAGACTGTGATTCACGTCCAAATTTTGATATTAAAGGAGGTAAAGGTAGATTTTGTGTTAAGCATAAAAAAGAAAATATGATTGATGTTAAAAATAAAAAATGTATTATTAATAATTGTTTAATAAGAGCAAACTATGGAATTAAAGGTAATAAAGCGGAATATTGTTTAGAACATAAAAAAGAAAATATGATTGATTTAACACATAAAATATGTATATATAAAGATTGTAGAGTTAGACCTACATTTGGATTAAAAGGAGGAAAATTAGAGTATTGTGAAAAACATAAATTAAAAGATATGATTAATTTATCTGATAAAAGGTGTGAATATATAGGGTGTAATGTTATTAATCCTATTTATGGTATAGAGGGAGAACAACCTATATATTGTAGTAAACATAAAACATCGATTATGATTAATGTAAGGCATAAATTGTGCGAATTTGAAAGTTGTAAATCTCAGCCAGCATTTGGTAATCCTGGAGAAAAAGAAAGATTTTGTGTTAAACATAAAGAAGCACAAATGATTAATGTTAAATCAAAAAGATGTGAATATAATGGATGTGACTTATATCCAATATATGGTAATGAAAAAGGAATAGCAAAATCTTGTATTAAACATAAAACAAATGAGATGTTTGATGTAAAACATAATATTTGTGAATATAAAGATTGTAATATACGTGCATCTTATGGATCACCAGGTCAAAAAGTATCAAAATGTTTCAAGCATAGAGAAAAAGGTATGATTCGTCGATCAAATGGTAAATGTTTAGTTTGTAAAACTTCTGCAATTTATGGAACAAATTTTACGCCAAAACATTGTGAAATACATAAAAAAGATAATGAACAAAATCTTATTGAAATGCCTTGTTCATCATGTAATTTAATTATGATTTTAGATAAAAATAAAAAATGCGAGTATTGTAATCCAGAAATATTCAAAAGTAATCAACTTGCTAAACAAAATGCTTTAATGGATTATCTTAATAACCGTAATTTAAAAGGTTCCTCAACAGATACTATTGTCAATAATGGTGAATGTGGTAAAGAAAGACCTGATAGAGTATATGATACTAATACATTTATATTAATTTTAGAATGTGATGAAAACCAACATAATGATAGACAATGTGTATGTGAGCAAACAAGAATGGTAAATATTAGTCAGGGATTTGGTGGATTACCAGTATATTTTATCCGTTGGAATCCAGATGATTATTTGCCAGAAAATGAGAAGAAAGAACCTGAACTTTTGACAAAACGATATAAACTTCTTGGTGACTTTATAGAGTCAATATTAAAAAATAAAACAATTTTACCAAATGCTTTACTGAGTTCTTTCTATATGTATTATGATGGCTGGAATAGTTTAGCAGATGAAAAATGGAATATTATTACACCATTTATATAACCTATACTAATCGCCCATAAGCATCAATTTTATTTGTATTTTGCTGCTGCTCTTTTTTCGCTAAATCAACTTTTCTTTGTCTTTCTTCAGCAATGTATGGATTTCTTGTGTAAAGAATGTATGGTATACCGTATGTAAATATAGCACTTACTGATACAAACGCATGAAGAGGTATATATTTAAGCAGCATAGCAAATAATCCAGAAGCAAGAATTAATATTGCATCACCGAGTAATGCTTTTGCTCCAATATCTTCAGAATACTTTTTAAATACATCCATCATCTCATTATGTCCGGCTGGAACTGGCTTAATCACGCCGAAATAGAAAATAAGGTCGTGCGTAATCTGAACCATCAGTAATAGTATAAGAAAGTATATGGGACTCCATTCAAAACGCTCATAGAAATATGAAGTGTATATATATCTGGCAATTATTATAGCAATAAAAAGAATCATAATATCGGCCATAACTGCTAAAATATTAAATTGGTCGTACCATTCATTTAGATATTCTCCTCCCACTTTGTAATATCTTGCAGTAAGTATTGTAAAGAATTCAACAATGACTATTGCAAAGAATATATAAAACAAATCGGACGTATCCCGAAAGTTAGAAATATCTGGTAAATCAATATCCATCTATAGTTTCTTTTTATTTAATAGAATGAGTGGAATGGTTCCTGGTAAAAAGCCTGGAATGTTTAAAAGAGCAACAGCAAAATTAAGTAGTGGATTAGGTGCGGCAAAACAAAGACTAGGTGTAGTAAGACAACAAGCATCTGCAACACTTGGTTCAACTGCTGCAAAAGATATGGCTTTTAAGATTGGTCTTGCATTATTAACTCTTGGTACATCTTGGGGCACTTGGTATTATTTAAATAAAAATGAAAATACATTTACTGATAATGGTTATAACAAAAATAATGAACTTCCATGGAATAAATATGCAACGCCTGTTATGTTATATCTAGCAATAACATTGAGTGTATATTATGCAAATATGGCTAGAATGGCACTTGATTCAGGTGGTAAAGTTACACATTTAATTATTGGTTTCGCACTAATAGCGGTGAATATTCTATTGATCATAGCAGGTTATACTCTCATAACAAATCAAGGAAAAATAGAAGAAAGTAAAGATAATAAAATTTTCAAATCTGATGCAAACAGTCCAAATATAAACTATGGATTTGGTTCTTTTGATATAGCGCTAGGTGCTGGTATGCTTGCACTTACATTATATGCTGCTTTTGATATGCAGAAACAAGGTAAATTAATACCAAAAAGAGCTTAATATAAGTGTTCTTTGATAGTAAGTCTGCTTATTGATACATAAGCAAACGTATTTTTTAGAATAAATCAATTTGTGCTGTTATATCATGTGCGGCATTTGCTGGACTTCCTGATACATATGATATATATAAGTGAATAAAATCTCCTACTCCACATCGTACAGACCCATTGTAAAAGTTTCCTTGTGTATTAGAACCTGAAATAGTTACTGTAAAAACTGTATCAGCTATAGTTCCAAGGTATGGAGTGACTCGCACAGTAAGTGTAATACTATTTGTTCCACCTGGAGCAATATTTGTTGAACATGATATTCCTGAAATAAGACTAGGTTGTTGAACACGAAAGTAGGCATATGGTGTTCCATTATCTGGGAAAACACCTGCGGAAATTTGTTGTGTTCCAGGCCAACAATAAGAATTATTTGTTCCACTTGTAATAGTTCCTTTTAATCCATAATAGATAGTTGTAGGATATACGAATGTGGAAAATGCTTTTCCTCCTGCAGATTTTGTAATTAAATCTGTTCCAGGCCCAATTTGAATACCAGTAGTTGCTAAATACGTTGGGTCTGTAATGGTTGTTGGATTTGTTTGTAAAATATCCGAAGCAGTATATGTGTGACCTGCTGTAGGAGATACAGTTCCAACTGTTGTAGAACGCAATTGTATAGAACCTATATTTCCTACATCTGCTGTTTCTACTCCAACGTATGAACCAGTAGAATCTGTATCTATAGGTTGTGCTACATATACATTTGTATCTCGAGTACTCACTTGATTCGAGTTTGATACAAGAATACCACGTTTATTCCCTGCCCCGTTTGAGTATACATTAATCGTGCTTCCTTTTATACTATTAAATGAAAATGTTGAACTATTCAAGGCCCCTGTTCCTGAAAACTCAATTCCAGTCACTGTAGATGTTAATGTTTTTAACATTGTCGAATTTCTTACGTTCAAAACACTTGTTCGTAGTTTTGATGTTTGTGAAGATGTTCCTCCGAATACAATTCCTTTTAATACAACACTATTTGTAGAGCCAGTACATGTTAAATTAATAGTTAAATCTTCTATGCGACAATTTTCTCCCATTGTAATCATTGTAGTGGAACTTGTTACATTCATTTGAAGAATGACAGTTTGAAGGCTCAATCCACGTATAGATATACCATTTGGAACTGTAATTTCAGATGATAAATTATATGTTCCTGGTAAAATCCAGATAGTTTGCCCTGAGCTTACAGCAGCAATCGCTGCGGCTATTGTAAGAAATGGGGAACCGCCAACTGAAGCAGTAGAATTATTTCCATACACAGCATCTACAACTACTGTATTTCCTCTAGGAAATGAATAACCTGTCTCTCCTTGAGGTCCTCGGAAACATGAACAATCAATAAGAAGTTGCTTTGCTTCTCTTATAGTTGTTAATTGACTAGCGTTCATACTACTATATACAATATAATCGGGCTATAATTTCATAGAACTCTTGAAAATATTCATGATACTGTAAATCCATTCTATTAAAAAGTAAATGTTTGAATAATAAATGTTTTGGGAGTACTTATTAAACCCGCAACTGTTGAAAAGAGTTGTGTAGACGATATATAACCAGCAGTTCCTAGTCCTGTTACTGTTGATGGTAATGCAGTATTTCCTAATCCAGCGGTTGTTGAAAAGAGTTGGCTACTAGAAATATATCCTAGATTTCCTAATCCAGTTATTGTTGAAAATAGTTGTGTTGATGATATATAGCCTATATTTCCTAGACCTACTATAGTGGATGGTACGCTATTAGTAGAGAGGTAGCCAAAGGTTCCTAGACCTATTATAGTGGATGGTACGCTATTAGTAGAGAGGTAGCCAAAGGTTCCTAGACCTACTATTGTCGATGGTATGCTATTAGTAGAAATATAACCAAAAGTTCCTAAGCCTTTTACAGTTGACACTAGTTGACTGGATGAAATATATCCAAAGGTTCCTAATCCTATAATACTAGATGTTATAGCAGTTTGTGATGCTCCTCCGCCAATACCAGTTACGGTTGAAAATAGTTGTGTTGATGAAATATAACCAAATGTAGCAAGACCAGTTATTGTAGAATTTATAACTAATTGTGATATTCCTCCAGAACCACTATTTGCGTATATACCAGTTACAGTTGAAAAAAGTTGTGTTGATGAAATATAACCAGCAGTACCAAGACCATTCACTGTAGATGTAAATAATGCTGTTGTAGAAATATTTGTAAACATATTATTATATGTATTTATCCAAACATATGGGTTTTCCACAAGTCTTGTTAAATAATTTGCTGAAGAGCCGTTATAACTTGTAAAATTACCCCCTACTAAAATGTTACTAGCATTTTCTATGTATATATCATAAACACTATTATTAAATGTCGTAGTTGGAAAAGGATAATTTGTAGAAATATTTCCATTTGAATTTAAACGTGTTATGTAATTAGTATTTGAAGAATTATATGTTGTAAAATCTCCTCCTATCAAATAATTACCTGATAATTCTACTGCAATTGTTCTTACAGAGCTGTTAAATCCTGACCCATATGATGTTGGAGATATAGAGCCATTATATAGTAATTCTACAATTCTATTATTTGGAACTGTATTATAAAATGTAAAAGCCCCTACTACAAGAATATTTAAATTATTTAATAATCTTATGTAATACACTGAATTATTAAATCCTGTTCCTATAGTAAAAGAAGCATCAATTAAACCATCTGATGTAAGTCTTATTATTTTAGAAATAGAATAACTATCATAATCTGTAAAATCTCCTCCAACATACATAGAACCATCACTTTGTAATGCAATTGTATAAACAGTGTTATTAAACCCTAAAAACCCAGTGTCAAAATTCACATCATAAAACCCAGCACTTGTTAGTCTAGCAATTCTTCCAGAAGCATTACTATCATAATAAGTAAATTCTCCTCCAATAATTATTTTTTGGTCGGTTTGTAACACTATGACATTTACTATATTATCTGGGCCTGAACCTAATATAAAAGATGAATCTACAGAGCCACTTGAATTCAAGCGTATTAAATAGTTATATGTTGAACCTTGATAGGATGTAAAATATCCT